GTAGATGTCTCTGGCGACCTGCGGCCCGCCTGTGGCTATAGCCGTCCCCGCCTCTCCAGCCGCGCGCATGATTTTAGGAACAAGCGCTTCTGGGACATTGCCGGTGACAATGTCTCTTCCGCGCGCTGACAGCGCATCGTATTGACCAGCCTTAAGCGCCTGAAGATCAGCCGTGGACAGCTGGCTGTAATCGACCGCGACCCCGGTGTTGGCTTGATTTTGTTCTTCTGCCATGTCAGATGCCCCCTGCAGCTCTGCGATCTAGCTCGACCTGTATCGCTGCTTGATCAACTGGTGGTAGAACAGCCGTTGTCCCTGACCCAGACGCTGGCGCTGCTGAAGCAGGTATTGGTGTCGAATTAACTCCGAAGACTAACGGGCCTGCAAGATCATATAGACTGAGAGATTCTAGGGCAGTTGGGTTATTCCTGTAAACATTCTTGTTTCGCGCTAGTAGAGCGTTATGTTGCTCAATTCGATAATTTGCCTGCTTTTCCAATCCGTTGACAAGTTCAACAACTTCAGCCTGTGTCATTGTCCCTAGATCTCCCGCCGAAGCGCGTTTGATAAGGGCTCGTTCGTTTTCTGTAATTGCACCCTGACCGCGCATTGCCGCTGCCGCATCCAACTCAAACCTAGCGAGGTTCTGCATAACACTCGAGGTATTGGCCAATGTAGTGGTATTGTCGCTCCCTGCGACCCCCAGCTTTTCAGCCAGACGCGATACAAAAACCTGCGAAGTGCTTAATGGTCCTGAAAATACAGATCCCTCATCTAATAAAATCGGGCGTATCTCTTTAATATTATTGAGTGTCGATAGGGCGCTAGTTGCGGCCATCTTGGATATATTTAATTCATCAGCAGCATTAAAACCAGCTCGATTGGAAAAGCTGTCTGCCGTTGTACTGGGAGCAGTTCTTCCACCAAGAATAAAAGGTTTACCTGCCGAATCTAAACCCCAAGGGAGGTTAGCTTCAGAGCCAGTAATCCCAAAAGCATTTTTCTCGGCATCTGTCATTGCTCGAGGGGCACCCTTACTCTTCATCGCTTCAATAGCCATTTTATCGAGCGTATCTTCTCGCGAAGTGTTTGTAGCACGCGCAGCATCAATTTCAGACTGCGCCCCTTGCATGGCGGCCATACGAATTGCCTGATTCTGTTTTTGCGCCTCAGCCGCACGCGCACCAATAGCTGCAGGCAGCCCGCTGAACGCGCCAGCCAGCCGAGCCGCCTGTGAACCGCGCAGCGATTGCCCTTGCGGGTTGACGTTACCGGCATAATTTAGGGCCGCTTGTGCAATGTCAAAAAACGTCTGACTTTTGCTGACACTGGGGTCGATCCCTAACAGCGTCTTGTACTGTGGTCCCAGCTCTTGTGTTCGTTGCATCAAATCGGGTATTGGTACTGCGCCCCTGCCGATCTGAGACAAAATGCGCTCTCGAAGGGCCGCTTGTAGTTCGGGCGGGTATGTAAAGTCGTCTACAGGGGTAACGCCCGCGCTGTCGCTACCGTCTTGAAAATACTGAACCGGCCCCCCACGCGCCATCTGCACAGGGGGTTGTCCCATGTTGCCTTGTGGAAGAGCACCAATACCACCTTCCATCGGAGGGGCTGGGGGTGGAGGCATGCCCATACCGCCGGGAGGAGGGGCCATACCGCCGGGAGGTGGAGCCATACCACCGGGAGGAGGGGGAGGCGCAGCTGCCGCAAGAGCGGCAATACCCTGCTGCTTGAGCACGGGTTGCAGGAGCGCGAGCACCTCAGGGGGTGTGCTGGCAGCGGCGTTGTAGCCGACCATGTCCGCCAGCTCGTCAATCCGGGCATCAACCGAGCGCATGTCGCCGCGCAGGTTGTTCATCAGGATCTCTGGGGAGTTGGGCCGACGGTTCATGGCCTTAGCTACACCACCGTCGTCCTCCTCACCCGGCTCTTCGTCAAACATGTCATCCACGCCGAGCATTTCATGGACGTCGTCCATAAACCCCTGCATGATGCCGACGTTTTCGTCTTGGCTCGGATCACGAAACATTTTGCGCTGAAGAACTTTTGATTCTTTCATTTATGGACCTACCCCTTTTGCAACTGATAACCCGGCAATCCCCAATCCTGCGGCTGTCTGCAGGGGGCTTGCGCTGGGTGCGCTCTGTGAAGTCAAAGACATTTGCGAGGACGGTGCGCCACGGTAGATATCGCTCACGAAACCGAGCTGCTGGTACGGAGCCATCGCGTTCTGTGTTGCGGTTGCCCGGGTTGCATCAAGCTGCGCCTGCGCGTTCTGTTGCTCCACACCACCCACACCCATGAGGAGGTTCGTGTCTGCGGCACCCAGTTGCTGAGTGGCCTCGCCGAGGGCACCGTACTGCGTGCCTAGCTGACCCATACCCGAACCCAGTTGACCCAGCGTACTGGCCTGCTGTAGCCCCAGATTACCCTGTTGTGCGGTCAGCGAACCGATACCCTGACCCAGCTGCCCCATCTGCGTAGCGGCCTGCCCGAGAGCCTGCCCACCTGCCAGCTGACGCTGCTGCTGTGATTCAAATCCCTGCATAGCCGCCTGCTGCGCTTGACCGTAGTTCTGCGCATAGTCCTGCATGATCCGTTGCTGCATCAGATCTTGTACGCCACGCTCAGTTTCCGCACGCTGTACACCCTCGCGAGTACTACCAAACGCCCCTGCGCCAACGGCTCGAGCCGCATTTCCTTGCTCATTGATGGTTGCCTGCCTGCGCATCTCACCCAGTGCATTTTGGGTGACCTCTTGCTGGTAGGGGTTCATGTAGGACTTGGCCATGTCGGGGCTATACCCCTGCGCAGACCCCGAAATACTTCCGATACCTTGCTGCAAAGTCGGAGCTGCTTGCCCCATTAAGGCTTGGGCTCTAGCGAAATCACCGGCAGTATCTACAGCCCCTGCAGCGCGAGCCCCGGCCTGCGTCAGGTCCATCCCCTGTGTCACGCCTTGTGCGCCAGCCTGAATGTACGGCTCAAAAGAGCCGACACCCTGCTTGGCGAAGTCAATTCCTTGCTGCTGAGTGCCGGAAAGACCAGCCGCCTCTACAGCCGGAATGTTCAGTGGCTGGTTGTAAAGTCGTTGCGCCTCATCCATCAGGCCAAGTTTACGGGCCTCAAGTTCCGGTGCTTCGCGGACGATCTGTGTGCTGTAGCTGTTATCAGCCATTGCTGCGACCCTCTAATTTTTTCATCAGTGCGAGCATGCGTTTTGCGCCCTTGCGCCTTGATCCATCACCGAGTGCTCGGACGGCCTTTGCCGTAAAGACGAACTCGCCGTCACTGAGCATGGCCGGTACGTCGTCCGATGTGCCTGTGCCGGGACCATTAATGTGTCCGTTTTTACGAGGGAATTGAGAAGGGTCGCCGCCAGCGCGGTAACCTGTCAGCTCTGCAATCCCGCCCTGACGCCTTGCGATAGGCTGTATTTGGGCCTGCATAAAGGCGTAGGGGTCGTAGGACGTGGAGGTGCGAACGCCGCCAAACTTTAGGCCGTACTTTTCGGGGTTCTCTTTTAAGAGTTTTTCACCCGGTGATATACCGGCAGCCATGTCCTCGTAGCCAGCAGGAACTTCAGCGTCTTCACCTTCAAGCCCGCCTGTAGCGGCCATGATGCCAAGACCGGCACCAAGCAAGGGTACGTACTTGGTGAAAGCACCCGGCTCAGGGTTACCTGCGGCCTTAGCCGCAGCTTCGATTTGGGCTGGGTTAAACGCTTTGTTGATCCCTTCAAAAAAGCCGACGCTGTCACTGCCACCTGCACCCAAGCGGTCGTTCGTAAAGGCGCTTTTTACGTTGCCGAAGAAACCGGGAGAAGGTGCGTTTGTCGGTGCTGTGAGCGCATCTAGACCTGCCGGTGGCTGGGCTATCTGCACAGAAAAACCCGGCGCGGACACAGCAGATGCTGTCGGGGAGATCTGCGGTCCCGAAGCGGAGGCTCCCATAGGGCCGCTTGGGGAAGGGGTCTGCATAGGACGTGTAGCATCCGCCGCATTAAACTCGGGTTGAGGAGGGACGATCTGTGGTCCAGTACCCACCGCTTTAGGAATGGGTTGAAACGCAGATCTACCTTGAGTAACACCCTTCAGCGCACCTGCGGTCAACGCGCCCACAGCACCTGCTTTGAGCGATTCTTTCAGGTTGCCGCCACCAATCAACGTAGTTCCTGCACTGGCGGCAAACCCTTGCGCAGCAGCGACGGCTGCAGTTCCTGCGCCACCGAACATGGCAACGGCAGCAGGGCCAGCAACTGCGAAAAGCGCAGCGCCGATTACGATTTTGCCCACAGTGGTGCCAGCGAACTTTTTAACGGCTCGACCGATCTTTTTAAAAGCACCCTTCAAGGAGAAAAACTCGGGTAACCCTGTTCTGGGGTTTATTGACCCACTGCCGCCTCGGCTGCGTAGCAGGGCTGCTTCTTGTGGGTTAATGTGGGCCAGCATCGTATCGCCGTTACGGCCTAAGGACGCAATGCCACCCTGTGCAAATCCCTCGGGGGCCATTGGCGGGGCTTCCGCTGCGGGCTTATAGCTAAAGATGTCCTCTACATTATTAACGCCAGAGGCCATCGCAGGTTGCCCAGCAGGGCTCGCCCCACGGATCTGGTCGATGGCCATATTGAGCGCACCAAAGAAGGTGGCATCGAACTCAGGGGGGAGGAGATCTTCAAGACCTTGGGCCAAGTACTTAGCCCGAATGGCCTCATAGTCCTGCGGCGCATCGAGGATTTCCTCAACCATTGTGTTGAGCATATCCAGCACTTCGGGGGGTAACTCAAGCCCCTGCAGCTCCGCTTTGAATTCAGCAACGGTGGCTGGGTCGGCTTGTTCAGCTGCACCCAACATTTCCGTGTTTATTTCGCTGGGAGACAACTGCGAGCGCATTTGTTCAACCGCAGCACTTTGCTCTGCGGTGGGCGCAGCAGTCTGCTCCATCGGGGGTTGATCCGGGAGGGACATGATTCCTTGCATTTCGTCAGCCATAGCCATAGCACCAATCCTGTAATGAGAAAAGGCCGCATAGGGCCGCGTGTTCGCTGGCACACGAAGGTGTACCAATTATCAAGCCCTTATTAGTTTCTGTCCACTTCTAAGTACGATAAATAGAAATGGGTGGTCGCTACGCTGGACTCAACCGTGATTTTATCCCCTTCCATCAGGACACAAGGCACACCATTAAATACATCTATCGTGGTGGAGGGGGCAATACTGTAGCTTTTAAGCAAAAAATGTTCAGCAGCATCTAGCGCCGAATACTGGGAAACCGTGACGGCTCCTCGCGATCCGTTGGCGTTGGTTACTCGCAATGAAGAAATAATTCCTGCATTAGCCGCTGGTACTGTATACAGATCCGTTTCGGTAGCAGCGGCTGCAACAATGACTTTTCTAAGATATTTATTGGCCATAGATCAACTCAACGCAGAAACAAATTGCATAGTTGCAATAATAGATGGGGTTGCAGGATGTACGGGCGCAGCAGATGCAACAAACGGTTGAATACCCACATCTATATCGCTGGTTGACCACGCGAGCTCAATATAGTCGGTCGGGTTTAAGTCGATGAAGTAGTTAATCCCGGCAATAAGTGCGCCATCTGTAGCACCATGCTTATTAAGCACCGAAAACTTACTGTTACTGTTTGGGATATCAGTACCGTTTTTACGAAACCAGATATCTATGTCGTGGATTTGAGCGTGAGGGTTAATTAATTGTGCGCTAAATTGGAGCTCATAGACCCCGGCATAGGCCGCTGTAAGCTTTGAGGATAATGTCCCCGTGAGCGCTTGGCTGGCGCGGTCCTGCGAGGCACTTACTGTGTAGACCCCAATGCCACCCGTGGTTCCTGAAACTTGACCTCTGATGTAAGTACCGGCGGTAAGGCTTGTACCAGTCAATATCATGCCCAGCTTAATTGTACCTGAGGCAACGGCAGTCACCGTCAATACGGTCCCCGCACCGGGAGGGGTGCCGTCATTAATGGTAGCAGTGAAAGAGGCCGTATAGCTGTCAAGATACACACCATTGCTGTAATCGGTAGTATCAAAGCGCATGGTCATCACTTGTGTGGTACTGCTCAAATACTGAGCCGTGCCGTCTTGGAAAGAGCCATAGGGAAGTAGGGGCAATTGGGCGGATGATCCGGACCCCGCAGGGCCTGCAGTACGACTAAACCATGTGTATGCAGACGCAGTGTTCTGGTCTGGAAACGATGTGTAGGTGGTATTTAACTGCAAAACAATTTGCTCCAGAGAACGGACTAACTGGTCAAATTGTTCTGCGCTATAACCGCTCGTACTGGCGTTAGGCAGACGGACGTTAAAGATTTTGGTCATCTCAAACCGTCCGGCTGGATATCAACACGCATAGTGCCAAACCGCCAATTCGTTCCCAGCTCTGTGCTCTCTATCCGTAGCGATATCTGCCTGCCCCGAGCACGGGTATCAACCTTATCGGTGGTAGGCGTGATGACGTAGGGGTCAAGCGAGCTGGGGCTGGCCGTAGACTGCGGGAATGCTCGCAGCAATAGGTGTACGGTCAGGTTACCCGCTTGGTTTTTGAAGTCGGGGATAAACCTGCGCATGTACAGCATGGAATCCCCGTCACCGATGTCGAAGTAGCCCGACTTGATGCTTGCCTCAAGCGCAACGCCGTTCGCGTCAGTGCCAGTTTCCTGACTGTATACTATGGTGCGTCCCGCCGTCAGACCGTAAATTGTCGAAATGGTGTTTGCAGTGCTGTCACTCAAATACTGGGTTGCAACGGGTTTTGCAAATGTTCCGGCGCTCGTCCACGCCGTGCGGTCCATCGTGCCGATTGACCAGACGTTTTCGAGGTAGTTGAAAGTCACACAGCGATCGATGAAGTCAGATGTGTATGAGCAGTACCACCACGTCACCTCGTTAAACTGGCTGTTAAGCCCTACAAAGTTTTTGCTCCCCTGAACCTGATTCATGTCCTTGAACACGTAATCCTGCACCGTGCATGGGAGCTTTTTAACAGTACCGTCGAACACGTAAAACGCATCGGTGCCCATCCAGAAGGCCACCCCGTTGACATCGATGGCTGCATGAGGACCAATGCACCCGCAGTTTGCGCTCAGTTGCTGGAAGCCAAAGGTGTACGGCGGGCCTATATACTGCATACCATGCAGGGATGAGTCCGTGAATATAAGAATTTGGCCGCGAGAGCGCACCGCAGTTACGATATGGCTACCATCAGACAGTCGTTGTCCGCCAGCAGTGTTCGTCGCTGATTCGATGAATTCAGTGATGTCCTCTTGGTTTGAGAACCGTACAAACATCGGATCTTGTGTGGTCGGATCTCCAACAGTAGTCTCAGTGCCAAAACAGACGAGATGGCGGTCTGGGGTAGACAACAGCGCGTAGGTGTTTTTAGTTGGGGCACCTGTCAGCGCTACCGCACGGGCGTTAGTGCCAAGGCTCAATTGCCAATAGTACGGGGTTCCGTCAACCAATTGGCAGACAACATCTTCGCCGTAATTGTCGAATTGCCATACTCGTGCGTAGAGGGCAATACCCGTCCCTGATGAGCGCGGAGTACCCCATGTCCCTGCGCCCCACGCCCCAACCCCCCAACCAAAATCGAAGTAGTTGAGGTCTCGCGCAACGCTGATTTGGTATGCACCAACAACGCTAGCCCCACCAGCCCCAACGTCACCCGCCGTGGCGTTAACGGGTGCTGTGATGGTGTAGCTGTTGGCATTAATAACGGAGGTGATCTCGTATTCACTGTTCAGGATCGTGGCGGTCATTGCGCCACCCAGCGATACCGCACCGCTGTAGGTAACAAAATCGCCCTGAACAGCACCATGCGATGTGTCGCTAACAGTCAGTATTGGGGAGCCTAAGACTGCGGCGAATGTTACTGCGCCCGCTGCGGTAGTTTCGCGTATCGGAGTAATGTCGTACCAGCTGCCGCCGGTATACACGTACATTTTGCGATTTGTCCCGGTGATCGCGTAGGGGATACCGTCAAGGCTATTCCACGTAAATATCTCGGAGGCCATACCTACCAGATACTGGGATGACGCTGTAAATTCTTCCCAACCGCCGATCTTTTCGGGGAGTGCATAGCGAAACCGCACGTTATCGCAGTCAATCCAGCCGCCCTCAGCACCGTATTCGGTGTTCTGTTTATCGATGCCGGGGTTAAGAGTCAGCTTAAAATATGACATTACTTGATCGGACCCCCAACTAACCATGCATCGCAGGTTCTGTCACCGGCACACTTAAAGTGAAAAAGCTCACAGTAACCGAGGTTGGCTTTTGCAATCACTTGTGCTTCCAACCCTTCACCTTCCTCCTCATCCCCCGACTTAATACCCTTGGTGATGCACGCCATCATGGTCGGCGTTTGGATAAAAGCAGCGCAGTTGCTGCAGCGAGAGGTTTTAGCTTCGCCCCTAGAGGTGTCCCACATTTTGGNTTTTGCACGCCAAAAATCGTCGGAAGGTTCGTCAGGGTTGAGGGGGCCGTATCCGTATTCTTTGATAGCGTTGTTTCGGTTCTTGAGGTTTAAACCAATGTTGCTAGTCTCGACCGGGCAAGTATCGGCAGATCCACCTTTGGCGTAGCTTTTCATGATCTCTTTGCCGATAGCGTCTTTTTTTACTCGCATGGTCTAACAACCTCGTGTGATTTGACACTATTATGGCATATCTTATTCGCGGGACAAGAATAACATCCTTTCAGCTTCTCTGCGACGCACAAGGCCGCCGAGGACTTTACCGCCCGACTTGTTCCACTTTAGGAACTCATCGGCTGCGCCTTCGGTATCACCCCGGTTGTACTTCATCCGTAGCGTAGAGGACTGCAAGTTGCCTAACCCCACGTTGAAAGCAAAGCTGACAAGCGCGTCAAACTGAGACTGGCTATCGTCGCTAGCAGGACATAGTCTGGATACCCCTGCCTCAAACCTTGATAAATCCGCCTCAAGTAGCGCATCAATTTCGTCAGCATCCCACACCCGATTATGTTCCGGCTTTAGTGGATAGGGGGCTCTTTGGTCAACCTTCAGTCGGGCTTGTTCTGGGTACAGGACGTGGCCGTAGCCGACGGTCCAGAGCTTGGCGGGGCAAAGGTAGGGGGTGCTCTCACACCCCTCGAAAGCCTTTATCAGCTGGTTGCCAGTCTCAGAGGTTTGCATGTGATTTACACTTCTCAAAGTGGTATCGACGCATATTACCACCCCCGCCAGAAAGCCCGCACGATGGGCAGGTAACAATCTGTCTTTGTCCTTTACACGCTTCAGATAGTTTAGCTGAAAAGTCAGGGTTACTTACGCGCTTTGCGGCCCCAACAACATACGCTGCTCTGTCGCGTTTAATTCCTGTAGCACCGTTCGCATTTGCACTTTTGTTATAAAGGTCTGGGCCGATAAAACACTCTAGACATGCGGTTTCAAGCTCACGCGCTTGCTCTATTGTGTCGGTCTCTGCTAACACAACAAACTCAAAGCCATCAATTCCGTAAACCTTAGCTTCTTCTTGGTATGACTGACGGTTAAGAAAACGCTTGTGCTTTATTGACCATCGGTGCAACGCTAGCCGCCTACCAATGTTTACGCTGCTTCCAACATAGGCTTTACGGTTATATATGTTTATGACTGCGTAAACGCCGATCATTTATTAAACGCTCTTCCGCCAAAGTGGAATGCGATTATTGCGGCCAGTATCGACATCTCATCATCTGAGAAGACCATCGTCATGGCGTCAGCAAAGGCCACCCCAGTGCTGTAGGCGTACCAAATCCCCGCAATATCCACGACGACAAGCAAGCCGACAAAGATGTACGTCACGATGGGGCGGACAGAGGCTCGCAAGTTAATAACCCACGTGCTGGCGCCCTCGCCAAGCTTCATGTCGTGCTTCCACATGGCGATGCGTTCTTGCGCTTGGGTCTGCATCTGGATTTGATCTGTCCTGATCTCTTCGACTTGCGCCTGCGCGACATACCCTTCTTTCGCCAGCGCCAGTTCACGCTCGCGCTGCATCGTCATAATAGCCAGCTCATGCTTCTTGTCGCCACGATCCTGAAAGTAGTCGAGTACCTTCGGCAGACCGCCAGAGGCAAAACCCAGCAGGGTAGAGATTAGGGTCATCATTCTCCGCCACCTCCCCCGTTTAGTCGAGACCATGCGCCGAGGGTCATAAGGCCCAACACGATGAGAGTTCCCCAGCGAGCGACAGTCTGCCAGATTGTCTTTTTGATACCGCGCCAATCGGTAATCAGGGAGCGCAGGTCACGAACATCGTTGCCCGCGTCATCGTCGTGCAGCCCGACCTCTTTGAGTGCGGACTTCATCTCTTCTCGGACTATCGTGCGTAACGCTATTTCGTCGATGTTCATGGGCTACCTCAAGGTTTCACAGGCCAAACAACTGCAGTGGGGAAACCGTCTTGGGTGCTGATATCCCGCAGTTCTTGCCGGTATATTGCCCACGCTGTTTTGTATACAGGCGAATCGGCTAGTTGTGTCCAGTCGGAGGCGGTTAACAACATGTTGCGCTCTGACCTTACCGTAGCGGCTTGTGCAGCTCGATATTCATCCGTCAGTCTAAAGTTATCTATCGCATCCGCTTCATCTTGGGTAACACTAACAATGGATACCGCTTGATTTTCAAGATCAACAACTATTCTTTCCACTTTTTTACTCCATTGTTATATTGATTTGCCCAGCGTCAAAAGTGTCTGACCCACCAACAGTGGTTATTCTAAGCTGCGTAATCGTTGAACTAAGAGATTTGGAGCCGACGGTAGTATAGCTATCAAAAGAAGACCCAGACAAATATCTACCGTCAGCAACAAAGGTGTTAGTTGAGGAATTAATTAATGTAATAACAATTCTTCCAGTTAAAATTTGATTTGAGTTTGTGGTATACACGACAAACCCTGCGGTGGAGTCTAAGTAGGTAGTAGTACCTTTAAGCCCAGTAGAATCGTAGCCTGACGTTTCTATACCGCCAGAGTCCCCAAGCTGAAAAAGGATGGCGCTGGTACCACTGACGGAAACCCCCGCAAAACTTACAGTTACTCTTTTTACGGTCGATGAAATACCTGTAAAGTCTATTGAAGTTCCAGAGGGAGAAGTGACCGGAGTACCGAGCGTTATTCCCCCCGATGGCAAGGATGACGCCCAAGTCGTACCGTTACTGGTCAGCACGTTGCCTGAGGTGCTCGGCGCAACAAATAACGGCGCTGAAGTGCCGTTGCCAAGGATTACATTGTTAGCGGTAAGTGTTGCCGCGCCAGTACCCCCGTTAGCCACAGGAAGGGTCCCTGTGACCCCTGTGGTGAGTGGTAGACCCGTTGCGTTAGTAAGCACACCCGATGTGGGAGTACCGAGCAAAGGGGTTACAAGCGTAGGGCTAGTGGAGAGCACCGTATTGCCAGTGCCGGTAGAAGTAGTAACTCCAGTACCACCGTTGGCTACCGGCAGTGTCCCTGTAACGCCTGTGGTGAGCGGTAGGCCAGTTGCATTGGTTAATACCCCCGATGTAGGCGTACCGAGTAGGGGCGTCACCAGCGTAGGGCTAGTGGAGAGCACCGTATTGCCAGTGCCGGTAGAAGTAGTAACTCCGGTGCCACCATTGACTACAGGAAGGGCTGTACCGGAAAGGGTGATTGCCAAAGTGCCAGTCGTTGTTATCGGGCTACCGGCAACGCTCAAGAAAGTAGGAACTGTCGCCGCTACGCTTGTCACCGTTCCGCTTGTAGCGGAGGTTGGGGTAGCGTTTGTTACCGCAGCGCCTGCGCCTGCCCCGTCAGTGACCACCATGACTTTGGTGCCGGTAGCGACGGTTACTGTAGCGCCTGAACCCTGAGCGATAATGATCGACTGGCTGCCAGTTGTAGCGTTCTCAATGATCCAGACCTTGGACACCGTATTGGGTGCCAGAGTCACCGTGCGGGTGGCCGTCAATGCGACAGCAGAGGTGATCTTCAGATACAGCGAGCGAGTGCCGTCAGCGGTCGCATCAGGCATCGTGAACGTCTCGTCGGCGTTTGCCGCCATGTTCTTTGTGCCAAGGCTAAAGGCGTCGGCGATCAGAGACAGGTTGGTGTTGGTGCTGGTGCCCCAAGTTCCCGACTCGTCGCCCGTGGTGATCTCTTTCAGGCGTAGGTCATTTAAGTATGTTGGCATGTTTTACTCCTAATCCGCTGGGCCTATCGTAGTCCCGAGGGTTTTACGTGGTTATTATGACAGTCCAATTGGGAGTTTGCGAACCATCTAGTAAAATCTGGCCCCCGCCTTCTAGTAAAATTAAGCTGCCGTCTTCAAGCAGAATGTCGCCCCCGGTGGTTATGATGGTATCCCAGTTCGGGGTTTGCGCGTCGTTTACGTTAGTCCAGCCCGCTATACGGACTGTCCCCACGGCCCCAGTGCCCGCTACACCCACCACCGGAATTAGCGCACTGACTACTATGGAGACAGTCCCGATTGCGCCTTGGCCCTCAGAGCCTACAGCGAGAACGCCGGGTACGGCAGGGCGTAGGGCGGTAGTGAACGCGACCCGAGAAAAGCCACTACTCGGGGTTCCGCTCCATGTCCATGCGGCAGGTGTGTACGTGCCTGACAACCATGCGACACTACCAAGACCCCCCGTGGCGTCGTTGGTGTCGTTGGCGCTAATGGTAAGAAAGTTTGATAGATAAGTAGCCGTAAAGACGGGGGTAGACCCCCCGCTGTGCGCATTGCCTGCCCCGGCTAAAATAATAGCCCCCGGGGTTATCGGTGTTAGCGGGGGAGGTGTCGGTGTAGCGCCGTTAATTCCGGTTGTTGTCACCGTAGTAACGTCTATCGGGGTGGTTAAGTCAACGCCGCGCCAAACGTGAAGCTCAACTACACCTGCCGCCCCAGTACTTATTGTACCGCCGGTTAGCGTCACCGACGTGTCTGGGGTAACCCCCATGAGTTTGTAACCAGCTATCAACGTGGCGTCAAACGTGTCGGAGGCAGTCCCGCTGGCTATCGTGGTGTATCCCGCGATTGCTATTCCTAGCGCAACGGTAGAGCCAACAGAAAAACACACAACCACTATGTCGTCGGCGGACGGCGCAGAGTCAGTACCGCCAGTGAGCGTTGTCAGGGGCACGACTATGTCAGACGCGGTCCCTGTGTAGCCTTGTTTAAACCCGCCGACATAACTAAGCATCACATACCCCGTACGCCAACATGCGAATAGTCTACTCCGGCGTCTTTCCGGTAGCTGCTATGGCTGACTCAATATCAGTATACCAATACCAGTCTGCGATAGGGTATCTGTACTCCCCGTGACTCGCTTCGTTCAGGCTGTAATCCAGCCCCTCGATATTGTCAGCTGAGATCAGCTTGTCGTCTTCAACTTTGTAAAAAGGCATAGTGGTTACCCTGTGACAGCGTAGCCCTTGAGCAACGCAGTGTTGGTTTTTAGGTTACGGTACGACAGCGTGTTAGTGCCGCTAGATGTCGCTGGTCGGCTTAACGTAACGCTGACACCCGCAACAATAGATGCCACGGTGGCCTTGTAACGCAGGGTCCCGCTGCCGTTTGTTGTTAAGGCAAGTGCTGACCCACCCAGCGTCGCAGAGACTTGGAAGGTATCAACCGCCGCGTTAACTACGAAGTAGATCGTGTTGATTACTATGCCGGTTGTTGTAACGATAGTCGCAAACGAAACTTCATCATTGTCTGACAGCCCATGCGCCACTAAGTTGACCGTATCCCCAACATCAGTGGTAGTCACAGCTATTGCTGTAGTTGACGGCGTACCAACTCCCGTTACCTGCATGCCGGTAGTAATGCCCGTGGTGCTCGCCATAGTAACTACCGTGCTGCCAGCGGTCGTCGTACCGGACAACGCAACCGGAGTAACCGCGCCCCAGTTCGTGGACACTGTTATAACCAACCCCTGCGTATTCGAGGTTCCCAGCCCTGCGAACACAGACTCTAAGCCCGCTTGGGACAACTTTGCTGAAGCGTAGGATGTGGCGCGTCGCCCACCGGACGTTGTTGCGTTTTGAAGTGAAGGGCAAGTAGCGAACATATCGAGGGTGCTAGCCGCCGCCACGTTTAGCAGCGGCACTGCGGACAGGGATGTGCAGCCCCCGAACATGTTACTAAAAGTCGTACCCGCTGCTGTATTTAGCAATGGGATAGTCTGCAGAGAAGAACAGTTCTGAAACATTTGACTAAACGTCGTACCCGAAGCGGTGTTTAACTGGGGTATCGTTTGCAGAGAGAGGCAGCCCCGGAACATGCTGCCAAAAGCCGTACCCGCAGCTACATTCATCAGCGATACGGTTTGCAGAGAAATAGAGTCCTCGAACATGCTGGTAAAAGTTATACCCAAAGGCATATTTAGCGCCGGTACAGTTTTCAGCGAAGGACAAGACCGCAACATGCTAGTAAAGCTTGTTCCCGTAGCCAGATTTATCAGCGGGATAGTCTGTAGAGAAGAACAGCCAAAGAACATCCTGTCAAATGTTACTCCCACCGCTGTATTTATCAACGGTATCGTTTGTAGAGAAGCGCACCCCTCAAACATGCTGGTGAAAGTTATTCCCGCTACAGTGTTTAGTAGCGCTACGGTTTGTAGCGCTGAACAAGTGTTGAACATGAATGTGAAGACTGTTGCCGAAGGCGTGTTCACCGAAACGCTGGCTAGGCTTGAGCAAACAGAGAACAGGTAGCTGGTGGTTGTGATAGCACTGCTAAGGATATTGACCTGTTCTAGGTCTTTAAAGTTGATAACTTGCGCAGCAGCTCCGGCTGCCGTCACGCCGATCAGCAGACTTGTCATCAGTGTGCCCGCTACCGCGATATCAATAAACCCGCTGGTGTAGGCGTTCAGGTTTGTCTGCGTGTGCTTTTTGTGCAGGTTCAGAGTGGTCAGATTCTGCCCGGACTGCGGGGTTACGGTGACAATGGCTTGCTTATACCCACGTGAAGTCAACGTGCCATCGAACACTACATCGGTGAAATTGTAGGTGTGTTCCGCAGTTACGCCCGTAGCGAAGTTCTCCGGCGAGGACCCATCACCCCAGTCAACCGTGTAATTTCCTGCAGCGGAAAGCGCGAGAAAGTTAGACTCCTCGTAAATAGCATGCAGGCCCACGAACTTTTGATCTGCTGCGTCAATAGCAGGCAGCGCCAGCCAGTCCACAGGACGATTCCACGTTGGGAGCGGGTTGGAGGTACTTGTGTACTTGGTCTTAAGCCCGCGATTTGTTGCGGCAGTTACACTCATGTGATCTCCGAACCGCTGAGAGAAAACGCTACGTTAGCCGTCCCCGCGTAAACAGACACAACATCGGTTGTAGCCAGAGTAATGCCGATTGTCAGAAACAACCCATCATACTGGTTCACTTGCGCATCGTAGAGGAGGTAGTGCTTGTTGGCTATCGCCTCTCCAGTGGGCCGTACTGCCACTCGCACGTTAGTCGTAACACCGAGATTGCAAACTGTCAGGGTAGAGGCCACAGATGAGGTGGACGCTGGGACAGTATAAAGTGTCGTGAGTGTTGTCGCGGAGGGGTTAACCTGCCCGAGCACTTTGTAAGCTGTGGCCATCGTTTATGCTCCCATTAAAAGAAATACAGATTCAAGGCCATTCGCGGCTCCGCCGCCACCTGCAGCGTTGAGCGTTGTGCCAGTGAACGACAGGTTCGTACCAAGGGTAATCTCCTCGGTGTCCCCGCTTCCCGCAGTGGCCCTACCAAGCAGCCGTGCCGTGGTGACGTTTTGAATCTTGGCGTAGGTAACGGCGTCATCCAAAAGACCCGCTGTGGGTAGCCCTGTTGCGTTTGTGAGCGTCACTGATGTTGGTGTGCCCAGCAAAGGGGTTACGAGCGTAGGGCTGGTCGCTCTTACGGGAGCGCCCGTGCCTGTAGCGGTAGTCCACACAGGGAGCGCAGAGGCTCCGCCGCCCACCAATATAGTTGTTGTCGCCCCGTTAGCGAGGGTCTGCTGAACCCCAGTTGCCGTAGTGCCCGTAGCCACTAGCGAGTACGCGGTAGTGCCCGTTGCACGGCCAGTGCCGCCGTTGGCTATAGGTAGCGTGCCGGAAACTTGCGTAGTTAGGCTCACCCCGGAAAGGGTCCCGCCAAGGGTTAGGCTGCCGCTGGTTGTTACTGTCCCGGTAAGGGTAATGCCGTTGACTGTGCCAGTACCATCGACAGAGGTTACGGTTCCACTACCACCCCCGCCGCCAGCAGCGTTTAACGTCGTGCCAGTAAACGATAGGTTAGTACCAAGGGTAATTTCTTCCGTATCCCCACTGCCTGCGGTAGCCCTACCAAGTAGTCGGGCCGTAGTGACATTCTGAATTTTGGCGTAGGTAACGGCGTCATCCAGCAACCCGGCGGTAGGCAGGCCCGTCGCGTTTGTAAGAGTCACCGACGTCGGGGTGCCCAGCACCGGAGTTACAAGCGTAGGGCTGGTGGAAAGTACGGTATCGCCAGTGCCCGTAGAAGTCGTAACTCCGGTGCCGCCGTTGGCTACAGGTAGGGTGCCGGACACTTGCGTAGTCAGGCTGACCCCGGAAAGAGTTCCCCCGAGAGTTAAACTGCCGCTGCTTGTTACCGTTCCAGTGAGGGTGATGCCATTGACCGTACCCGTTCCCGCAACTGAGGTTACCGTCCCACTACCGCCGCCGCCCGTCGCGTTGAGCGTCGTGCCAGTGAACGACAGGTTCGTGCCGAGAGTGATCTCTTCAGTGTTACCGTCGCCCGCCGTAGCCCTGCCCAGCAGTCTGGCCGAGGTGACGTTTTGGATTTTGGCGTAGGTGACGGCGTCATCCAAAATACCTGCTGTCGGAAGGCCCGTAGCGTTTGTGAGGGTCACCGATGTCGGTGTACCCAACGCCGCATTGCTGACGATACTCTGCACGAAAATGCGCTTGTTTTGGCTAGCAGGTGACGCCTCGCTGACATCTATAATCGGTAGGTAATCTGTCGCTGCGACAAGATCCACAGCAGACAATAGCGTCATCTCGGAAATCGATTTATTTGCCATAAAGCTTACCCCTCAAACTTACGCGATACGGATAATGGCCGTCGCAGCCACTGCTAATGGGAACTGAATCTGAAAGTCCCCGCTAGTAACGGTCTGATCTCCGCCAAAACTAATAACGCCGCACGCAGGGGTTCCGGCTGCACTGTTGTTATAAATGAGCGCCCCAGAGGTTACAAAGGATGAGGCCGTCCACGTAGTGTCAGCAAAATCGCATACCGCTGTCGTAGAGGACGCTACAGGCGTAATCGAAGTCAGGGTATTGCCACCCGTCGTGTAGCCACCACCGGACGCAAGCTCATCCGTAGACAGATTGGTGTAACTGGTGGTGGCCGCACCAAAGGTGCCAGATCCAGACGCCGTGGCTTTTAGCAGGGCGATCTTGAAGGTGTTACCCGTAGACGCAGTGAAGTTATGCACCGCCTTAAACAGCTCTACCTTGAAGCTGGTGGGCATTGCAGTAGATATGCTGATTGGCATTTTAACTCTCCAGTAATTTAACGAGGTCCTGATGCCCTGCGGCACGGAATTTGTTCGCTAGGGTCGTATGGTTTGAACTCACAGCCTGCTTCATGTAGTGGACAAGAACTGTGCGAATATCACCTTTAAAGGCTTCCACCTGATCTCTAATGGCCGGATGGCAGTTGCCCCCAGCATAGATGATTCTTGCCAGCGCTTGTTCGGCCAGTTCTTCTGGAGTAAAACCTCTGCCAGAAACCGTGCTCACGACTATGGAGCCTAAACCCCCTTCTGCGTTAATCATGGTCCGGGGGAATCCGATTTGACTGGTATTCTAATCATCCCGTCGCGGTATTCATCACGACGACGACGCCCTTGTTGCTCTACACCCAAGCCCTGTACGGCCTGCTGGTAGCTTGCTGTAAAGTACTGCAGCATGGAATCAGGCCCTTTGGTGTAGCTGTACGCTTGAATCAGGCATGCGTACAGAAGGGCCTCAGGCGCATTCAAACTAACCCACGTTGTGGTGTTCGTCGATGACAGCTGGGAGGGTCGGTAGATATAACCGATCTCAACCGGGTAGTTGTCATTGGGGGTAGGGGCTAGGTAAAAAGTGTTTTGATCCCATACCGAATAGTACTTAGGAACGCCCGTTGCGGTTCCGTCTGGCCAATACTCCTTCATAAAGGATGTATCGCGAAAGTCCAAGAATGTCACATCGCCCGCTACTGTTACCATAAGGTAACGATGCGTTAGGATATTGGATGGTGCGGTAAGAAATTTGTTGGAGGTAGTCATGCTACCTGCGGCCTCGACTTTAAACACATCGAGATCGATATCGCGAAGGATGCGGTTTTCCGCCATCGTGATGAAGGTGTTCAGCACTGACTCAGAGAACACGTTGTCCCCCACTTCGGTGTAATTACGTATGTTAGTAACCAGCTCGTCGTAGGTCATGGTGTGATCACTATAGTTACTATTCCAACACTACCAACACCCAATATGGGGCGCTGCGTTGGAAAGGGTTGCATGTTATTGGTGTCTGATGCGCTGCCAATACTTTGAAAGGCCGAGTCTCCGGGTAACCCAACAAAAACTACTACGGGCTCAATCCTGTCTGGACGCGGATCCCGCAACGCAATTGCATCCCCACGATACTTTAGTGGAAATAACTGGGGCTCTTTGGGCTCGTAATCATCCGGGCAAACCATGAATCCGCGCCAGTTCTTGCGCAGAACACTGTACTCATATCGCTGCCCGCAAGTATCGCACAGGCCAAACGAAAACTTTCCACTTGCGAATGCCATATCATCTCCCGAAATCAGGAACGAAGTGGACGCTTGCCGTATCCCGGTCTTCTAGCGCTGCCCTTTGGAAATCTTCTTCGTAGATCTGCTTTAACGCTCCCATGCGATCCGGCGTGTATTTTAACGCCAACATGTACGCCAACCCAGAAGCCAGACAAGGTAGAAATCGATAATTAACGTCTGAGGTATTGGTGTAATCCCCGGCGTCTTCTATGCGTCGAATTCGGTAGTAGACAAACGAGTAGGTACTGTTTGATGCCGGGTACAGATAAACCAGCGTTGGGTTTGACCGCTCCACATAGTACTGCGCAGGTCGCGCCTGCGTGAGCTTGTTCGGGAGGTTTAGGTACTCCTCCCGACTGATACGATCCATCGAAATATCTTGCTGCTGACCACCCGTGGTGACTCGTATAACGGCTGACAGAACATTGATTGTATCGCTGGCCAACGTCAGCTCGCGGGACCCTTGGACTATGGGGAAGGTTGCCTCCTCAATTGTCCATAGGTTTAAACCCCGATTTGCCCAATCCAAGAACAACAGGTTGAGGGATCGACGCGCACTGGAAAGCTGATAACCATTGGTCATCCGCATGCCGCAACGCTCAAACGCCTCCTCGACAAGATCGTCTATGGATAGCGTAAAATCAGTCGTCCCCGAAGTTGCCATTAAGCACAGCCACCCTTGCGCATTTTCTTGGTTTTCTTGGCCATTCCGCCTTTACCCATAATCTTTTCGCCCATCGCCATACGCTTGTGCTCATTAACAGCACCGCCTTTGGCCATCATCGGGATGCCCGTTGATTTGCCTGCAGGGTTGTTTTCCATTTTGTTCTTAGGTCCTGAACTTACTGCTCCGCCACCTTGAGTAGCGATACCCATTCCACGTCCAGCCATGTTATTCACCTTTAAGTTGTTAACACTTCCATCGTTTACGCGCTTGACGTAAACGGCTATCAGGGTCTTTTGCTGCTTTTGGAAACTGTGCCATCTGCCCTGCTGATCGAGCACAATACGACTTTCTTCTTTTTGCCTCTGTTGGGGACGGCTTATCTGCGGTAACGGCTGTTTTTAACTTGCTGCCGGGGTTGGCCTTACGATAAGCCTTTACCCCTTTCTCTGTCATGCCTGCACCCGACTTTGTAGGCCGGAAGTTTCCAGATTTTACGGAAGTCTTAATTTCCATTACCTAAATCTCGCGGTTTTCTTTGCGATCCTTTTGGGTTGCGCACCGTCACAGTTACTGATTCGCAATCATATACGCGCCGGGTGATTTAACCCGCTTGAATAATTGTCGCTGTTGCGGTGCCCGTGCCAGAGTTTACAAGAATCTTGACCGCGCTGACAGGGAACGCATAGTTGCCGTCGGCATTTACCGTTAGTGCTGCTAGCGACGAGTGGTTGAACCACGTCGGGGTTACCGCCGCATTCTGTACGTCGTCAAACGTGTGTTGAATAGTGTAATCCACCGTACCTGTCACCACCACTCCAAGGCCCACGTTGAAAGGGTTATCGAAAGGGTTGAGAGGGATTGTTGCGGAAGACCCAACACCCGTCTGTGATACTATGACTCCTCGCATGACTTACTCCTCTAACGCCGCTTATGGCTTTGCGCTTTAGCGCTTTAATTGGTTGGTGAATCTTGAGTCAGGCCCATTGCCGCAATCGCGCTGCCGGGGCCCATGTCGATAATCGCCACGATCTTGTCAGGGGCCGCCAGAACTACGTCAATGACCAGCAACGCCAAGGCTCGACCTGCCCCGGTCATGTTAATCTGCCTGTTAGGATCAAACTCCGGCCTTACGAGTTTCCCCGCGCCAACGGTTTGCAGCACTCTCGGGGTCATGGCAGCAGAACACACGGCGTAGAGATTGCCCTGTTCGTCGCGGTATGACGCCGCTTCAAACGTGTTGAGGTCTGCCAGTGACAGCCCCATGCACGCAGCCAGTTGGTTGGCGTCCGAAATCATCGCTTCAGGGACAGCAATGGTCACTCTCGTGGTGTATCGAGTCTGCGTCATATCGTCACCCCGATCTGGTTTCCAAGGTATTGCTCGGTCTGCAGGAGTTGTGACTCGGAGAGCGCGGTAGCCTTGACTGTAATGACGCCGGTCATGAAGCCACCGAAGTAGGCGGCGGATGCGCGGGCGACGTAGATGTTTTGGGAGTCGCTGTCCTCTGTGTTGCCCACGGTAAAGAACGTCGCATCAGAGTCAACGAGCACCCCGTCAACTCGCAACTCTCCAAGACCGGTTGCATACGAAAGAACCCCAGTCCTGATGTACGGAATAAACGGGAAAGCGGCAAATTCCAGCAATGGGGCGTATGCGTCGGCTGCTGTTCGTCGGGCCTGTACGTAGGTAAAATTAGTCGCCGTTCCGCCTATTGACGCTCTTGTTGCTGCGGAGGCAGACATGGTGGCTGCGAACTGGGCCTGAGTGGATGTAAGTGCTTTTGTGTGTAGCCCAGAAGCGAACTCCGTAAACCGCCCGGTATTGCGAGCCAACCCAGCACCCGCAGCAGTCAGGTCCAAAAAGTCATCCACCCCATCAAACCACAAGGCGTCAACGGAGGCGACGCCAGACTCGGTTACGTCGTAGGCTTGGACGACTTTTTGGTAAGCTGTGGCTGAGGAGGCTTGCTCAACTTGAACTCTGTAGACACTGCAGTCTGAAGTAGTAACGCCCAAATACGAGGGTGCGCGTACTGCCGCTGGGTTGTTGTCACAGAACTGTACATTGAAACCCGCTGATGCAGTTGAAAGCGCGGTCGCGGTGTACGAAAAGCGAAAGCCGCTAGGCGTCAGAGGGTCTGCGGCTGATGTACAAGTTGCACCCCCTGCTGTGGAGACCACTGCGCCAGTCTCCACATTTACTATGGCGTACTGGACGCTACCAAAGCCGTTGGTAGAATATAATATCTCCATAAAGGTGGGGGCCGTAGCCAATACCCCCTTTTCTAGCGTTACGGTAGTAGTGTATTCACTTCCGCTAGTCGAAACAAAGGGGGTTGAGATGGCGTGAGAGCCTAAGGTGATTGTCTCAACAATATTTGTTGCTGACGCTGCAGTTACTCTAAGTTTTGTCCACGCAGCGTTAGTTAAGTCTTCAGAGAAAGTTATCTGATTCCGCACCCCACCCAGCGGCATCCGGCCATAAGTAGGCCGCGCCGCTGACGTGGCTTGAAGCCCCGTTATCGAGTTACCCGACTTGTCGTTGACACGCCCCACAGGGTCGCCAAGAGCCGTGGCAGGAGTAGTCCCGGCGGTGTCTTGGAACCATGTGGCCGGGTCA